AATGTTTCCAACTCTGACAAGATTTAGGGAAAAGGGGGTAAGCCCGTGGAGGCAAAAAAGTGGAAAAACAAAATATCGAAATACCTCCGGCAGGTGAACATTGACCCGAAGCAGTATGACTCGCTTGTCCGGACTTTGTCGGATATCCTTGAGCAGCGGGACGTCTGTTTTGAGCAGTACGTTGAGGACGGAGCTGTCCCGGTCATTGAATACACCAACAAAATCGGCGCCACAAACACGGTCAAAAATCCCAAGCTTGTCATGTGGATGGATCTTAACACACAGGCGCTTGCGTACTGGAAAGAGCTCGGGTTAACACCCGCGGCCTATAAGAAGATGACCGGCGGAAAGCAGGGAGAAGAGAAAGGCAGCGCCCTGGTGGAAGCGCTGAAGGCGATTGAAGCAAGTTAATGGTAAGCACTGGAAGGTAGCACTTGACTATGCGGAAGGCATCAGGTCAGGCCGGATCAACGCAAACATCGAAAGAAAGCAGTGTGTCGAACGGTTTTTCAGAGACCTGGAAAATCCGGATTATGAGATCAGACCAAAAGGACCTGAGTTTGTAATTAACATCATAGAGCGGACACTGTGCCACCAACAGGGTGAGGCTCTGGACGGCACTCCGATGCGCGGAAAACCGTTCTTGCTACAGCCTTTTCACATTTTCATAGTCTATAACCTTCTCGGATTCTTTCATAACGGTACGGAAATCGTGCGCTTCCATGAAGCGCTTATTTTTATACCTCGAAAAAATGTAAAAACATCGTTCGCCGCGGCGCTCGCCTGGGCGCTGTCCCTCTGGTATCGCCGATCCGGAGCGAAGACATACGTATCCTCCGCGGCCCTCATGCAGAGCTTGGAAACGTTCAATTTCCTCGTCTACAATGTCAAGCACATGAAAGAGGACGACAAAGACGGCGGACATGTCCATATTATAGACAACAATAATGAGCACTCCATGGAAGCGACGCTTCCGGATGGCTCTTTTTTTATACGCGCACTCGCAGCGAATCCGGATACGCAGGATTCACTTAACTGCAATATTGCAATCTGTGACGAGATCCACGCGTTCAAATCTCCGAAGCAGTACAACCTGTTCAAAGAGGCGATGAAAGCCTACACGAATAAACTCATGATCGGAATCTCGACAGCCGGCGACGATGCGAATGGATTCCTCGGCCAGAGATTGAAGTACTGCCGGAGCATTCTTGACGGAACAATCAAAGACGAACAGTATTTCGTATTCATTTGCTGTGCGAATCCGGACGAGAACGGAAATATAGACTACACGAATCCTGTCGTACACGAGCAGGCAAATCCGAGTTACGGCGTCACGATCAGGCCGCAGGAGATCCTTAACGACAGCTTGCAGGCCCAGAACGACCCGCAGCAGAGGAAGGACTTCTTTGCGAAGTCCCTGAACGTGTTCACAAACGCGATCAAAGCATATTTCAATATCGCAGAATTCAGAAGGTCGGACGCTGGGTATGATTGGACGCTTGAGGAGCTTGCCCGGCTGCCTATCAAGTGGTTCGGCGGAGCTGACCTATCTAAGATGCACGACCTGACAGCGGCCGTGCTCTACGGGGAGTATAAAGGCGTCAATATTATCATCCCTCATTGCTGGTTCCCTGTCGTGGCAGCACATGAGAAAGCGGAGAAAGACAATATCCCGCTGTTCGGCTGGCAAGACGACGGCTGGTTGACTATGTGCAACACGCCGACAACAGAATACTCCGATGTGGTCAAGTGGTTTATCGAGATGAAGCAGCGCGGCTTCAAGATCGCACAGGTCGGACATGACCGGAAATTCGGACGCGAATACATCCGATTAATGAAGAATGCAGGCTTCAAGGTCATAGACCAGCCTCAGTACTATTACGTGAAGTCTGAGGGATTCCGCCATATTGAGAAGATGGCGAAAGATGGGAAGCTGTATTACCTGCACGCCGAACCTTATGAGTACTGTGTTGAGAACGTCAGGGCCGTAGAGAAAACTGACGATATGATCATGTACGAGAAAATTCAGCAGACTTATCGAATCGATATTTTTGACGCCTCTGTCTTTGCATGCGTCAGATATTTAGAGAATGTTGACAAGAACGCCAAGACGGCGAACTGGTGGAAGGAGTGAACTAATGGCCAGAAAAAGAAAAAAGACTGTGCGGAGCGGCACGACTACGGCCGGATCCACCAGGGCGACAATCCTGCTTAGCGATCCGAAGGCCTATGACCTGCTCTGTCTGGACGGATACACGAAGCTTAGCAAGAATCCGGAAGTCGTGACCGCTGTCACGAGGATAGCTGACTTGGTATCGAGCATGACGATTCACCTCATGGCAAATACAGCCAACGGTGACACGCGGATCGTGAACGAATTGTCACGTAAAGTCGACATCAATCCGAACAGGTACATGACGCGGAAGACATTTATCTCCGCGGTCGTCAAAAATATGCTCCTCGGCGGTGATGGGAACAGCGTTGTCAGGGTCAGGACAAAAGGCGGTCTTATTGACGATCTGGAACCGATACAGCCGTACCGTGTGAGCTTCTATCCGGAAGGATACGGCTATTATGTGCTGATCGATGGCCGAAAGTACAAAGCTGACGACCTAATCCACTGTGTATGGATGCCGGACGATGAATATCCGTGGCTCGGCGACGGCGTCAGAGTGGTGATTAAAGATATCCTGGCTAATCTTACGCAGGCGCGGAAGACAGAGAATGCTTTCATGTCTTCAAAATACAAACCTCCGCTTGTTGTGAAGGTCGACGGTCTTGCGGATGATTTTTCGAGCAAGCAGGGACGGCAAAAGCTGATCGAGGAATATCTTGAAACAGCTGAAGACGGTCAGCCGTGGGTCATCCCCGCAGATCTGATCGATGTTAAGGAAATCAGACCGCTTTCACTGTCGGAGCTTGCCATTAATGACACGGTCGAAATCGATAAAAGAGCAGTTGCGGCGCTATTCGGTATTCCCGCTTTCCTTTTGGGCGTCGGGAAATACGACCAGAACGAATGGAACTCTTTTATAAATAACACGATTGGAACACTCTGCCGCGGAATTGAGCAGGAATTCACAAGAAAGCTCATCCTGTCGCCAAAATGGTACTTCCGATTCAACACCACATCGCTCATGGACTGGAATATCGAGCAGATCGCAGATGTTTACGGTGGCCTGTCCGATCGCGGCATCATCACCGGCAACGAAGTGCGTGACAAGCTCGGCATGAGTCCGCTGGAAGGCCTCGATAAACCGAGAATCTTAGAGAATTACATCCCGGTCGATAAGATTGGAAAGCAAAAAAAGCTTGTTCAGGGAGGTAAAGATGATGAATAGAGACATCAGGCAGGTCAGGACATGCATGTCTGACTTCAAAACAAGAAAAGACGGCGATACTCCCCATATTTCGGGATATTTCTCCGTTTTTAATAGCAACTATGAAATATTCAAGGGCTGCACTGAGTCCTTTGCTCCGGGCGCGTTCACCGAGGAATTGCATTCGGATGTAAGGGCCCTTGTAGACCATGATACGAGGATCGTCCTCGGAAGAACAATCGCCGACACACTCGAACTCCGCGAAGATAATCACGGGCTGTATGGTGATATAGCTGTCAATCCGAAAGACAGCGAGGCCATGAATTGTTGGGCAAGAGTTGAACGGGGAGATGTTTCGCAGTGTTCTATTGGCTTCAATATCTTAGACGAAGAACACGAAGAACGCGAGGACGGGACGCATCATTGGACAATCAAGAAAGTAAAGCTTTTTGAAGTTTCTGTTTGCACATTTCCCGCCTACGAAGAGACTGCAATATCTGCCAGAAAAGCAGACATTGCGGATATTGAAAAGCGTAAAGCCGATGTCTGGCGGGAAGAAAAAAGAAAGAAATTGAAGGAGGTAGCCCATGGCACTCAGGGTATTGATGCTTAGGAAGCGCATCGAGGACAAGCGCAGCGCGCTTGAGGAGCTGAAGAAGGTCGATTTCGCACAGCGCGAAGCAGAACTCGAGAAAGCTATCGAGGAAGCAAAGACCGACGAAGAGCGCTCCGTAGTCGATGAGGCTATTGAGAAGTTTGAAACAGAAAAGCGTGAGAACGCTGAGGCGGTCAGAGAGCTTGAGGGAGAAATTGAAAACCTCGAAAAAGAGCTCGGAGAAATTGAAGAGAACAATGAAACCACGCCGGCAGAACCGCAGGGTAATGCGGATCCGGAAGAGAAAGCAGAAGAAACAGAAGAAAGGAGCGGTTTCGCTATGTCTGAAATGACAAAGAGAGTCGGGCTTTACGCACTGACCGAAGAGAAAAGAAGCGCACTGATCAAGAGGGATGATGTCCAGACATTCCTTAAGCGTACACGCGAGTGCATCGAGTTCAAGAGAGCGCTGACCAATGTCGGCCTTACAATCCCGCAGGTTATGCTTCCGATGCTGAGACAGATCGTTGAGGCGAACAGTAAGCTGATCGGAAAGGTCACGCTCCGCAGAGTGACCGGCACGGCCCGTATGAACGTTATGGGAACAATCCCGGAAGGCGTATGGACAGAGATGTGTGCAACGCTGAACGAGCTTTCCCTTGGATTCAATAACACTGAGGTTGACGGTTACAAAGTCGGCGGATTCTTCGCGGTCTGCAACGCAGTGCTTGAGGATTCTGATCTTAATCTTGCAAATGAGCTTCTGACATGCCTTGGAATCGCGATCGCGAAAGCCCTGGACAAGGCTATTGTATACGGCACAGGCACAAAGATGCCGCTCGGTATCGTCACAAGACTCGCACAGACTTCTGCTCCGGCGAACTACGGCGCTACAGAAAGAACATGGGCAGACCTGCACAGCTCTCATGTACTGGCCGGCGCAGGTGCTTCCGGTATCGCACTGTTCCGCGAGCTTGCAGGCCGCAAGAAAGTGATCAAGAATGATTACTTCAACGGCGGAATCTTCTGGCTGATGAATCAGAACACGCACACCGATCTGCTCATCCAGTCTATGGACAAGAATATGAATGCAGCGATCGTGGCCGGCATCAATGACACTATGCCTGTAGTCGGCGGCGAGATCATCGAACTCGACTTTATCCCGGATGGCGACATCGTATTCGGTTACGGCGAGGCATATCTCCTTGTCGAGCGTGCCGGCACGAAGCTCGGACAGTCCGAGCATTACAGATTCATTGAGGATCAGACCGTATTTAAAGGCACTGCAAGATATGACGGCAAGCCGGTCATTGCTGAAGCTTTCGGCGTATGCTCTATCACAAGCTCCGCTCCGACAACGAGCGGCATCAGCTTCGCTCCGGATACGGCCAACACGGCAGCCGAGACGACCACAACAGAAGGTGAAGGCGGCAACGGCTGATAACTGACAGTAGGAGGCAGACATGACGGACACTGATCTTTTAACGATGCTCAGGGCGGACTTACAGAACCCGCCCGGGCTTCTGAATGACTATCTCGATTTTTTAATCAAGAGCGCAAAAGAGCAGATCGAAGAAAAGGGCATCACCCTCGATTCATCTGCCGTAAAAGACAGCCATCTGGTCGTTATGTATGCCTCTTGGTTATATCGTAAACGCAATACTAACGATGGGATGCCGCGCATGCTCCAATATGCGCTGCATTCCCGCCTCATCGATGAGAAGGGCGAGGTGAATAAGGCATGATGCTTGCAGACGGAACCCTCCGTATTTACTCGCTCGAGAATACAGCCGAACCGGGAGAAATGCCGCGGGAGATGCTGGTGGAGACAATCCCGGAAGATCTGTACTATTCGGACAGGGTTATCGGTGTTACAAGGCTCTATGCGGCCAAAGGAGCTGACCAGCAAATAAGCAAGCTGGTCCGCATTTGGGACGTACCTGTCGAAATCGGCAATTATGTTATTGTCGACGAGCGGGATCAGTACCGCATTGATGTGATTCAGCCAGGCCGTGACGAGGAAGGTCTGAAGATCGTGGACCTGACACTTGTAAGGGAGGAGAATCATTATGACGTCCTTACAGAATAGACTTAAAGCATTCGGGGCGAAACTCGCGGAGGTGACAGGGCCAAAAACCTATCATTATCACGCGCCGAATCGTCCGGAAGCTCCCTATACAGTCTGGGCGGAAGACGGCGAAGGCGATGGATCCTTTAGTGCAGATTCCTCAAAAGTCGAGCAGAACATACACATTTACGTCGATTACTTCACTCTCACGGAGTTTGATCAGGCTGTTGACGACATTCAGGATCGTCTTTGTGAGTCGTCAGAATGGCGGCTTAACGATGTCATGCATGAGGACGAAACAAATCTTATCCACTATGCATGGGAGGTGAATATCTGATGGCAAAGCTCTATATCAATCCGAACATAGACACATATATTGCAGACCTCACGAAGCTTTTCACCGACAGCGAGGAGATCTGCAAGCGTGCTGCTTATGAGGGTGCGCGGATTGTGGCGGACAAGTGCCGCTCAGGAATCGAAGGCATTCCGATACGGAATTTTGATAAAGAATCCGGAATGGTGAACGGAGTCACGGCCTCGCAGAAGGCCGGTCTTCTTGCCGGTCTCGGTATCGCGCATTTCCGGAACGACGGGGGCTTTATTAATGTAAAGATCGGTATGGACGGCTACAACTCCACAAGGACTAAGCAATTCCCGAACGGACAGCCGAACGCGCTTATCATCCGCGCACTCGAATCAGGAACTTCTTTCCGTGCGCGGAATCCGGTCATTACCAGGGCAACCAATGCCGCCAAAGGTGCTGCAGAGGCGGCGATTCAAAAACAGATGGATGAGGAAATTAAGAAAAGAATACATTAAGGAGGTGCCAAATGGCAGCAGCTGGAAAAGTATGCACGGGGTTTTCTCTCCCGTATGTAGCTAAATACGCCTGCAATGATGGCGTGATCTCGTACAGCGAAGGCAGGAAGCTGGCCCGCGGTGTCGATGTCTCTATCGAACCGGATAGTG